CTTTTACTTGGTGCGCCTGTGGATAAAATTGCTTTGGAAAATCCTGTGTCTATTATTTCAAGCCATATACGCAAACCAGATCAAATTATTCAACCTTGGCAATTTGGGCATGGCGAAACTAAAAAAACCTGTCTTTGGTTAAAAAACCTTTCTCCACTTAAAGCAACCAAAATAGTTGACGGACGTGAAAACCGCATTCACCGCATGGCTCCTAGTGCTGACAGGTGGAAGCTAAGGTCAATGACCTATCAAGGTATTGCTGACGCTATGGCCGATCAGTGGGGTTCCTGCTAATATCAATTTGGGAAATAGTATTCGCATGGCCTACGGAGCGGAAGACGTAAAGGAACAACAGGCAAGAACGGAATACCTGGAACGTCTTTACCAAGCAGACCTGCGATATATGCCGGAACACCCTTTCCACGGCACATTCATCGGCTTGTACCAACTGTATAAAAACCATGGAACGTATGGCCGAACACAGAATTCCTGAACCCGTCATTACCAATACAGATGACGGCATGGTTCGTGTAGCAGTTGGCAATGAATTTGGCTGGGTAAGCTCACACCATCTAGTCCCACCAAAAGTCAATCAGCTAACGCAAACATGGCTAATGAAGCACAAGCCAGGCTGAGTAAGTTACGCAAAAGTTCCCTGGTGCGTGATGACTCTGGAACCGATTTCAACTGGCGCGTTTATCGGGACAACACTGGCGGCGTGTTTCATAGCGTCACCCACATATTGGGCGCTACGGCACCGGATCACCAAAAGCAAGCACTGGAACGTTGGCTGGCTCGTCCAGGTAGCGAACAAGATCGGGAAACCGCTGCAACACGAGGCACCCTTGCCCACAACCACGCCGAGTACATCCTCAAAACCGGCGCACAACTAGCCCGCAAAGCAGCCAACAAGCGTAACGTCTGGAAAGCAGGCAAGGATGGCCTGGAACGTTGCCCTGGATCGATTACCGCCTGGGGCATCGAAAGAGCCATTCAAGGCGCTCCTAGAGTCCCCTGGTCAGCTGCTGGGTACGCCCGAGGACTTCGCGGGTGGATCGCAAAAAACACAACCGCCATTCATGCCGTCGAATTTTCCATTCATCACCCTTTAGGTTTTGCTGGTACGTGTGACGCCTTGCTGGATATTCAGGGACCAGACGGAGATAAGATTGGTCCGGTAATCGTGGATTGGAAAACTTCGCAACGCGAAAGAAGCGAAGAGATGCTTTTCAACTACCAGTGTCAACTCGGAGCCTATTCTTTAGGGTTGCGGCATATGACAGGGATTCGCCCCGTGGGTGGTGCGATTGTTGTGGCACGCCGAACAGGTGCCCCTCAAGTCAGATACCTAACGGACCTTGAATTGAGGGGCTGCGAGCAAGTGTTTACTGAGCGGGTGGAACGGTATTTCGAGAACTTAGCCGCTTAATTTTTGTCTTCCGGGTAAGGCAGCCCATAGTTCATCCATTCCCACTCGGTAATAAGCTCACCAGGCTTCTCAGGGTGTGGGGCGCACCAACCGTCTGGGTCGCCCTCCCAACCTGCCTTGGTACGAATCTTATATATGCGCTCTTCTTCTGCCATTGCTGCCTCAACTTTGTTGAGGTGGTCATACCAAGTAGGACAGGTTCCCATCATCCTGAGATTTTCTTGGGCTCTGTAAAGTTCTTTGTCCATGGTGGTTCGTGTGTTTAGTGTTGAGTCTCAGGAGTCTCGCCGCTTGCCTGCATCACTGCGGACCTTGCGGGTACTGGTGCGTTCAGTGCTTGCGGGCTTCCACTGTTCCCACATTTCATCCGGCATAGGACAGCCGCCGGGGATCCTCTCTTGGCACAGGCTCCACATGGGGATTAGCTGGTGCGCCAACTGCCTGCCGCCTTCTTTGCCGTATTTGGCATGGAGCGTTAGCAGTGTTTGCCATTCATCGGCATTCACTGGGTATCGCTCAATTGCCCAGCGCAAGTCCTTGTAATTCTTCTTTTCGGCACGTTCAAGCTCGCGCTCGTCTGCCTTGGAATGTTTGCGGGTTTCCGCTGTTGAAAAAATGCTCGACATGGGGTGAGTCGATGGACTGAAGCACAATAGAAGAAAACACGAAAAACAGGCCGTTAATCTGTGGAAAAGTCTTCGCTTTGCTCAGACGCTTATATATATCTGCCTAAACGATTAGCCGTACTTATCAGTACTTGACGGTCGGTTGGTTCGTCGCCAATGCTGTGGTGGCTCGCCACACTAGGCCATGACAACAACAGACACCAACCACGCTGAGCAAAACGCTAACGGCCATGCTCAGACCATCGAGGCCCTCTATGAGCTGTCTTGCTGGGATTTTCGCACTGGTGAGCTTCCGCAGGCTTTGACTGGTGCGGCTGCCGATGTCCTGAGCGACCTTGATTGGGACGCTGAGACTGGCACGCCTGAGACCTTGCAGGAGGCCGTAACTGACTATGCCAACGAAATGCCGCTCAGCGTGCTGGTTCGTTCTGGCTGGTACGTTCCCGGCACTCCTGAGCAGCAGCCTGAAGAATTCGAGATCCTGCTTTCTACCGGCGGCCCTGCCTGTCGCATCATTGGAGAGCTGGATCGTGGATCGGTTGCCTGGCAGTCAGGCTGTAGGCCAGTCATGCAACATCAGGAGTGGTTCAAGCCGTGGACTGAAATAAGCTACGACATCGACACTAATGCGCTGCTCTGGTTCTGTGAGCAGTTCTACTACGGGGAATAAAAGGAGCCCCCGTAGGGGCTCACACTGCGGCGGTTGGGTATTCGTTGAGATAATCAGTGATCGACTCGCGGATGGCGTCGAAACCATCACGCCAGGGTGTGTTGTCATGCCTTGCGGCAAAGATCGAAAGACCATTGCCCTGGAGCATGTTCACCCGATCACTGATGCTTTCGGCTTCCCAGTAGTTTGAGACTGCCGCCCATTCGAGTTGGGAATGGTCGTCGTCAGATAGCAGAGGGTAGGACTCAACTGCCTGGATCGATTCGATCATCTCGTCAGTTATGAACCGAATGTCCACGGCAATGCCGCAACCATTCCAGCCGTAACCGATCTCGTGGATGGCATCGTGTGGGTCATCGGAATCCAGAAAGGTTCTGAAGTTGGACAGACCCACCAGGCCGGTGTTGCCATAGTCGCTGTATCCGAACCACGATGGAACGAATGCCAGTGAGTAGTCACGCCAGCCGTTATCGAGACAGCGTTGGAAGTGCTCATCAGCAGACTGATGCCACTGATGGGAGCAATCACGCTGTGGCTCACCATCCACAATCAAGAGCCAATGACCGTTACAGCCATTCAGCTCATCGATGCGTCGTTTGAGTTCCTGAGTCATGCCAGCTCCTGAATCATTTCATCCAGTTCGGGATAATTCACAAACACGTTGTTGAAATAAACTCCATCAGGTGTTTGCGGCAGGATGACACCCTCAGTGATGTAACTGAGGAATTCAGAGTAATCGCTACAGGCACAGCCTATAGAGTACAGACTGAAGTCATTCTGAATCCAGAGCGCAACATTCCAGGTCTCGTAATTTGACCAGCCGTTGTAAGTTTCAGCAACCATAATTTTAGATAGAAAGTGTTACCCAGGATGTGAAGTCCTGGGTCGTTTGATTAGTTACCGGATGGCAACTCTCGGATGTCTATGACCGCGTGCGGTCGCCAATTCCAGAACTCTTCTAACGCATTGTCTGCGTCTTCATAAGTCGGGAAGTAGCCAAGAGACATCTCGAAACCGTCTTCTGACAGTTGGAACACTTGATACATGGTCACAGAAAACTAGGGAGTTCAGGTTCTAGAGCCGTGGCCCGGTAGCAATGGTGCGGATCGATTCGCCGCATAAAAGCGGCTAGCCGTTCTGCATCTGCTTTGAGCCGAGGCCGGCTGGCCTCCCTATATGGGAGCCAGCCTGTATCGACGCCGTAGTAACGGGTAACGATATGTCTCACTTAGTGACCTCCTCAGTCTCCGGAGAGAATGTGGCGATCGTTTCGGTGAGAGTCTCCTGAAGCCTTTTAAGCTCCTGAAGCATCTTGGTGCGGTCCGCGTCTTCGTGAGAGTGCTGTTGGTAAAGCAACCAGTAACGCAGCTCACGGGCGACTTGAACACGCCTAAGACCCTGAATCGTAACGGAATCGTGCGACACACTATCAGTAACAGTGGCACTTGAGCTGTTGAGGCTCAGATTGGCATTGTCAATCGCGTGGGTCGTTTGAACAGTCGTCTTCATGATTGAGTAGGAATCAATGGAATAGGTACGCTCCATCACACAGAGTGCGACATGCGCTGTAAGCCACTCCCAGACAACAAAGGGAGTGGAGCGTGCCACGAAGTTCTGTGCTTCAGCTATTCAGTTTTCCAGGTAGCCCAGCCCGAAGGCTGCAAGATCACTTGTGGCGAAGGTCGGCTAGTGTGCTTTGCTTCGTTGCCCTAATTGTAATACAGCAGGCCGCTGCTGTGAACCTCCAGACCCTGTTTATTGTGCCAATTTAATCATTGGCTAAACTGACCAGTCATGCGCGACTGATCAGCCTGGCTTATGGGTCAGGTGGGGTGTAGTTGCGATTGATTCTCAATAGCAGCAAGGTGGGGGGAACCTACTGAAACAACATCAAAAATCACTAGTGTACTACCCCTATATCTTACTGTAGTAGGGGGGCAGGGGTCAAGTTTGCCTGGAACGTAAACCGCTAGGCAAAAATAATACAAGTGCGCTAGTTTTCACTCAAGCTGATAAAGTAAAAACGGAATGCAACAAATTATGGCGGAAGACACCGCTAATAAATACGACAGCGGCTTTGATGACGAAGCAGAAAAGCAGGATGAAATAAAAAGGCAACGACCATTTGGCCCAAAAAGCACAAAAGAAGCACAACAAGCCCGCATCCAACGCCTCTACAAGCGCCAACTCGAAGGTTTACCCGTCCGCCAACTCGTACTAGAACACGCCGCCAAAGAACAAATCGGCATCGCCACTGCCTGGCGCGACTGGAAAGGCGTCTACGAACTCGTTGCCGAAGATTTCGAGCGCGAACGCACCAAAATGGCCGGTCGCATCTTCATGCAACGCCAACGCCTCTTCAATGCCGCCATGAAACGCGGCCAAATGCAAACCGCCGCCAACGTCCTCGACTCCCTGGCACGTCAAGTCGGCTGCGACATGCCCGAACAAACCAGCTCCCTCCCCGAAATCCGCGTCACCGTCGAACCACCCAACGAAATCACTGGTTCGGACGCCGCCCAACTACCCCAAGCCGAAATTATCGACGTAGAAAATGAGCACAACGATTGACATCAGCCTCAAAAAGGCCCAATCCGAAGTTTTTTATAGCAAAAAACGCTTCCGCGTCCTCGTTGCAGGCCGCCGCTTCGGCAAAAGCTACCTGGCCTGCATCGAACTCTTCACCAAGGCCCTGGCACGTCCCGGCGAAACCTTCTTTTACTGCGCCCCCACGTACCGCATGGCGAAAGACATCGCTTGGAAGGTACTCAAAAAGATCGTTCCACCGCAATACATCCGCAGCAAAAACGAAACCGACCTCAAGCTCGAACTCATCAACGAATCGACCATCGAACTCAAAGGCACGGAAAACGCCATGGCCCTCCGTGGCCGCAGCCTCTCTGGTGTAGTACTCGACGAGGCGGCCTTTATGGACTCCGAGGTCTGGTTCGAGGTCATCCGCCCCGCTTTAGCCGACAAACAAGGCTGGGCACTGTTCATCAGCACACCGGATGGAACGGCAAGCTGGTTTTACGACATGTGGTGTTATGTCCCAGAAGACAAAACCAACGACTGGCAGCGATGGTGCTACACAACCATCGAAGGCGGCAACGTCCCGCCCGAAGAAGTCGCCGCAGCCCGCGCTCAACTTGATTCGCGCACGTTCCGCCAGGAATTCGAAGCGTCGTTCGAGAACCTCAGCGGCCTAGTTGCCATAAGTTTTGCTGATGACAACATCTCCAAAGATGTAAAAGACTTACCAGTCCTCCCCCTACTCCTCGGCGTTGACTTTAACGTTGACCCCATGACCGGCATCTGCGCGGTCAAAAAAGGCGACGTGCTCTGGATTTTCGACGAAATCATCATGACCGGCGGCGCAACCACCTGGGATTTCTGCGAAGAGGTCCAAAACCGCTACGGCGTGGATCGTCGCATCATCAGTTGCCCCGACCCCACTGGCGGAGCCCGCAAAACCCAAGGCGTCGGCACCACCGACCACAGCATCCTCCGCAAATCCGGCTTCACCGTCTCCACCCCCCGCGCCCCCTGGAAAATCCGCGACAAAATCACCTGCGTCAACACCGCCCTCCTCGATGCAACTGGAACGCGCCGCATGTTCATCCACCCCCGCTGTAAAGAACTAATCAAGGCACTCCGCACCCTGACCTACGCTCCTGGAACGGGTCTCCCCAACAAGAACTTGGGTGTTGACCACGCATTTGACGCGCTCGGCTATTTATGCCTGCAAGTATTCAACCTGGCGAAACCGGAAACCATGGGAACCACCAACTATCGAGTCTGGTAATCACCCCACAACTCGAAGAAGCCCTCGGCCTGCTCTACCGAGGCCAAACAAACGTCGCCAAAAAAGCCAAAGAACTCGACATCCCCCTAGCCCTA